TCACTGAATAATTTGTTGCAACGGATGCAGTAATTGCTGATTCAAGTGAACCACCACCGCCTGTCGCGGTTACTGTGCAACGCAAACCACCAGCTCCACCGCCGCCGCCACGAATGCCCGCACCAGAACCACCACCCGCAACGACAAGATAATCAACATTGAATGCCGATGGGGTTACTGCAGTACCAGCAATGATTCCCGCTAAAGTATTAATCATTTATGCAATTCCACCGACAACGATCCATGAGTTAGCCGCAATCTTAATACAAGCTGCTGACTTGTAACGAGCAAGCACTGGAGCAGCAGCAACCGCACCTGCGCTCACGACTGTAGTTGTTCCAGAGGTCACAGCATTGATTGTGGTGACTCCTGCGCCCTTTTGATACACAAACAAAGTCGTGCCAATTGGGAAATTGTAAGTCGCATCTGTTGGGATGCGGAAAGTGTTAGCTGATGCATTGTCCATAGTGACAATTGCGTTAAGACCATCGGCTTTTACCGCTGTGTATGTTGTGCCTGTTTGAGCATTAACGACCATGCCAGCAAAAGCGGCATCGATAGCATCACCAAGGGCGCGGATGTCCTGTGCGCCATTCTTGACAAGGCTTGAATTGTCTGGCTCTGGGAAAGAGAAGTTTGGTGATAGTGCCATTAGATTAGTGCTCCTGTCGCATTTGTCCATGTAAGTGTACCATTTACGCCAGTCCATTGAAGTGTTGCTGGCAATACTGTTTCCCATTGTGTCGTTGAAAGTGAGAAGTCTGTAGCTGACACATACAGGGTGATTTCGGTAAAACTAGGGGTGGCGCGTAGGGCTACATTCTCCACAAAGCCATCAAACTGACCGCCTAGCACATTAGAAGGCAGATTAGTAATGAGGACAGGCTCGCCAAAGAATACGCCGATAAGGCTGTCAAGCATGGCACTAGGGATGTCTGGGTTGTCTAGGCGGAAAGTAATCGCACCCAATGACCCTCTAGGGTTTTTGCGTAAATTAAGCTCTCTAGTGGCGATGTCGGTTATGTCTGCAAGATTCTTGATGTTAGAGTCAAAGGAACGCTCAAAGAGCCCATAAGAGGCTATAGAGTCTGTGTCAGAGGTAGTGTAGGTGCTTGCGTATCCTGTGCCGTAGCGATAGATAAGGCTATTACGGATACGAGAAGTCTGAGTTGTGGCTGTGATAGATGAAGGGGTTGCATAAGAGCCATCAAAATTAGTAAATCCATTTGTTGCGAGATAGTTAGATCGGTGGTCTGCATCGTCATAGCTGACATCTCCATCCTTTTCCTCATAGATTTGACCAAGTGCGCTAGTGGCAATCTGATCGACTAGGGTCTGGCTTTTAGCCGTTGCGCTAGCTGCAAGGTTAATCATGGTATAGAAACCTGAGTCAATAGTGCCGATGTAAGACTCAGCATTAGCCCATGTCACATCTGCTGGATAGGTTGCCCATGTAACAGTTGGAGTAACTTCTGCCCAAGTCAGGTTAAGAGCGTTGCCTAAGATGGCTGAAATCTGTGCGCCGTCTAAGCCTTCTGCAAGGGCTGTGTTATAGACAACCTTTGTCAGTTTAGCCAGTGAACCAATGCCTAAGATTTTGCCTGTGGTGATGTAGCCAGTTTCCTCTGGGCTTCTAACGCCGATGTTAAAGTCTGATACCTCACCACCAAATACTGTGACATAAGTGCCAGATGAGTTCTTTAGCTCTAAAGTGATTGGCTCTGTGACATTGATGGTAAATGGTGAGTTATCTGTGTTGATGATCTCTACTTGACAATAACCAGCAGTAGCCTGTCGATCAATGTCTAAGCGACCAGATGCAAAGGAAACAGAGGTGACAGTCGTATAGACATCATCACCTACTGTAACTCGCCACTCTGGAAGCCATGCCATTAGTACGCTCCAGCCCTCAATGTTCCACGATCTACTGCATCTTGTAAGACTTGATTAACTGCTTCAGCGATAGCGTTAGGATCGCCGATACCTGTGTTCACAGTCACAGTGTAGTTGTATTCACGCCCATTAGGACTGATGCCTGAGATCATGCCGCTGTCTGGTGTGAACTCACGAAGGTTAGGTAGGATTTGTGTGACTACTCCACCTAGAGCTGCAACGCTTAGATTAGTCCCTGCAATCGTGGTTGCACCTTGAACCGCCGCCGTAGCCGTTGGCTGTGTGGTAGTTGTGCCTGTAGTTGGAACAAGTGTCTTAGTCCCTTGCAGTTTGAGCAATTCCATCATCTTAGCAATAGCCGCATCTAAGTTAGCCAAATTGATTAGGTCTTTAGGCTTTAGGCTATCAAGGATAGATTTGATGTCTTGCAGCTTTACATTCTGCCCAGAGAGTGCGCCTAAGATTTTAAGGTCAGCGTTTAACTTCTCTGTTGCTTTGACAATAGCCGCTTCATCCTTTGATGCAATCGCATCTTCAAGGTCAAGGATCGACTTCTTGACATTGAGGCGTGCTGTGTCATTGGCAATCTGTAGCAATTGAGCAGATGAGGTTGCCTTGCCTAGTTGCTCCGCTTGGTTAGTAAGTGCTGCCGCGACTTGGATCTTGTCTAAGTCAAAGACTTCAGAGCCTTTATTAAGGGCAATGTTAGCCTTGTCGATGGCTAATCCGAGACGCTTATCTCTCAGGGTTTTGGCTTCGGCTGCTGCCTTTTCTTTAGCAAGGCGAACACGCTCGCGCTCTGCTTTTAGGGCATCGGCTTGCGCTTTCTTCTCAGCGGCTATTCTTTTAGCAGTACCAGCAGGGCTGGCAGAGCGATTAGTGCTTGGCTTTTTTTCAGTAGGGATAAATCCGAACTTATAATCAACGCCGTTAAGTATTTCCGACAGAGACTTGTCGCCTGTGCCAGTAGCCAAGCGAATAAGGTTTTCTACTGCTGTGCCAAATGTTTCAATCTTGCTGGTTGCCTTATCAACATCGCCACCATTGAACTTGATAAAAGCATCAAGTAAAGCTCCACCTATTTTCTCAGATAGGTTTGCAGATGCAACAGTCAGTTTGTCTAATTTACCAGCATAAGTATCGGCTGCCTCAGCGGCTTGACCACCGCTGATCTTGGTGATGCGCTTTAAGATGTCCTCAAAACTAAGTGATGCTAGCTCTGCCTTTGTGATGCCTAGTGAATACTTTTGCAGACCTCTAGTGTTGCCAACATAAGCTTTGCCTAAATCTTCAGCAACAGTGACAAGATCGACTCCGCTTTGCGCACTTAAATCTAATGCTGTTCTCAATAGATCCTGAGACTTTTGCCAATCACCTGTGGTAGTTACCAACTTTTGATAGGCAGGGCGAAGGAAGTCATCCAATACGCCGTATTGCTTTTCAAGGTCTGAAATAAATGTTTTAACTCTTGGATCTGCAAAAGCAAGTCCGAGATTGCTTAAAGTCTTGGATAGGACTTTTGCAGCTTTATCATCCTCTGCGAATGCCTGTACAGCGTTTTTACCATACTGTGCTACTGCTCTAGCACTAAAGGCTAAACCAAAAGCACCAGCAACATTTTTAACGCTGCGGCTTAATTTCTTTAATTCTGAGTCTGCCTTCTTAAAACCGCGGGTATCGACCTTCGAGCCGATAACAATTTGTTCTTCGAAGTTTTTACTCATGCGGCTTTACCTAAACTTCCTGCGCGGGATCGTTTGACCAATTCTTGTTCGGCAATTGAAATAGCCTTATTAACAGCGCCTTCAGCCTTTCCGCGATTTTCTGCCCATGCGCGAAAGATCAAGCGACCTCTACCTTTGAGGCTTCCTGTTAGTTTAGGCATTGAGGCAATAAATTGTTCTCCAGCTTTAGGGTTGCGTGAGTGTGAATACCTGTGACCTGCTGGGCCTTTAGGGCCGACCCACTGCTGACCTTCTGCGCCGTTACGACCAGCGGACTCATAAATTGCGCCAGCGCGTGAATTGTTGTAAATAGTTACAGCAGCACTAAAACCATTTTTATTAGGCTTAGAAGGTGAGGTTGTAAAACCAATTTTCCTTACTACTGTTGATTGATTATAAGTAGGAAAGAAGCCTTCATTAAATGATCGATTACGCCAACCGCTCAACACATCGCTATTGCTGGGAGCGTAGCCTCTGGCAGATTTGACCACAGGCTTTAATGCATTTGCTAATTCTTTTTTAAGAGCTTTGTCAAGGTCAGGCGCAAAGCGGCGAAGAGCTTTGCGAAAGTCAGCGTTTCCTCTTAACTCGATTAGCATCGCTGACCTCTTTCGCTTCATCTTTAAGCCCTTGCACAAGTGCATCGAGCATTGTCTTATCTAAATCCAATAATGCTTGTGGCGCAATCCCCAACCTAATGCTTAGCCTAGCAATTAGGTAGGTGAATGGAAGATCGCGCTTTAAGCTAAAGGGTCAGAGTCAAGCACCTCAACACTTTTAAGTGTTTCGATGAACTCCATCCCAAAAGGCTTAACAGTTTCACCTGACCTGCGAACTACTTCCCATGCTAACCAATAGACATCGCTCTGCTTTTCTTCATCGCGAAACGCCTTATGGAAGCCCTTTTTCGCGTACTGCTCAAATGCGTACTCCACCGCTGGGGTGATCTCGCCTTCTAGTACGCTTCCATCTGTTAGTACTATCTTTAGTTTTGCCATGAGTTTGCCCCTTTGTTAGTTAATGATCAGCTTGTTGTGATCGCGATTGTGCCCATAACATTCCATGTTACAGACTGTGTTGATAGATCAGCAACAGCACCATTTACAGGTGTTGTGTTATTGATCAAGCAAGTCATTGTGTATAGAGGGTTAGTTGCTGATACTGCATCAGATGTCTGCTTAAATGTAACAGTAACGCTTGTACCCCAAGTAGTGTTCAATGTCTGAAGTGTCTTTGCAGATGCAGAGTCATTCAGGAAGTCGATTGAAATCGAACTTGCCTCTAAACCTTTTACAAATTTATGACCTGCATCCCCGAGACTTGTGATTTCCAGCTCGTCAAATGCGCGGTTAATGACCACATTTGTGACTAATGATGAGAGATCAACCGAATTAACAGTTAGAACTCCTGTATTTGCTAAATAAACTGCCATCGGATTATTCCTCTTCTTTCTTAGTTACTGGCTTTGGTGCTGCTGGCTTTACCTGACCGATTTTGATCAGGAACGCTTCGTTCTCTTTTTCCCACTGTGCCATGTCGGTCATGGTTAGCTCCAACTCGATAGGATTGATACGGACATCTCGCAGCTGAGCAGATCACCTGAAGCAGCGTTGAGAATACTTGGCGCGCTTATTGCGCTTACATTATAGGTCAAGTTACTGGCATTTAGTTTAGTGAACACGCCAACTACTGTGTCCTCAATGCCATTGAGATTGCCCTCATTGTCGAACAATGGGACTGTCATAATAATCTTGAAGTTAGCCATCGGGCTGATAGAAATTTGGCTGTTGTTGTTAGGTGTCAGATACGGATCATCTGGTGACACGATCACAGAATTAGCAAGCACTGTTGCAGGTGGAAATGCAAAGGTCTGCCACTTAGCATTATCGACTAAGGCGGTTGCTAATGTGGTGCGAAGTGTCGTGATGGCAACTGGTGGCATTGACTACCCGATCATGCTGGTAGGTGCAAGCGCGTGGGCAATCATGCCCCTGATCTTTGCCAACAATTGTGCCGACATCCGATAAGGGGATGGCTGGAAATCGACAGCATTTGAGCCAGAAAGGGTGGCGGTTTTTGCTTGCCAGATTTCAACAGCGATCATCAAAGCTGCTAACTGAACTGCTGTATCTAAAGTGTAATCTACATAAGTATCGGCTGAAACTGAGCCGAAAGGTTGGACTGGATGCTCTACTGCTGGAGTGTTGTTGTTGCCTGTAATGGCATAAGTGATTGAGTAATCGCCCACTCCAGTGAGAGTCTTTGATCCGTTGTGCTTTGCTCCGTTGCCAGCAATTGTTACTGTTTGACCGACATAAAAGACTTTTTCTACTTTGTCTTGGAAGTAAAGTGTTCCTGTTGTAGCTGTGTTGCTATGTGAAATGTTATAGGTTGTGTTAGTCCAGAGCATAGGCAGAAGTACAACATCTGCTGCATCACAGACTTCTTGAAGCGCAGCATCTGGGTACAGCGTACCGACTCCGAGGGTTGATCGGAGTTCTGCGACTGTTACAAGTGCCATGCTATTCCTTTCTAAAGACTCTGAGGGAGTAGAGGGCTACTACTCCCTCAGAGCGTACTTAGTTGCTTCTTATGGTGCTGTGTAGTTGAAGCGGCGAACACCCTTACCTGACTTAGCAACATAGAGTGCTAGGTATCCGTAAAGGTTGATTTCGATTTCGCCTGATGTCAATACATTGACGCGAAGCTGTGTTGTTGGTGACTCCCACGCATAGACAGATGATGGAGCGATTAGGAACGCTGAGTCATCGACTACGCCTGATGCTGTGATGTTGTGATCAACGATTAGGTCTGTTCCCAATACTCCACCGCGAACAGATGTCGCTACTGCGTTACCTGATGCGTTGAATGTTGGGCCTTGTGCTGAGTAAAGTGCGCGACCTGTTGTGTCAGCGTATCCTGCGATTGCTGCCCACTGGTCTGTTGATGCTACAAGCTTGTTAGCGAAATCTCCGCC